AGTGAACTGAGATTGCAAAGTAGACAAATCAACACGAAGAGTAGAACCAACGGGAACAGTATTAGAAGCAGAAGCCTCTAAAGCGAAGAAAGGAACCGAAGCAGAATTAGTAGAAACTGCAGAAGCAACACCAATTTTACTCTTTGCGGTAGCAGGACCTAAAACAATATCAGAAGCGCCAGAATCAGAAATATCAATAACAGCGACATCGCCAAACTGAGAGTTCGGGAGAACACCCATCAACATATCCTTGTTCCAATTACAATATTTGAGGTCAAACATTGTATCGGATTTCCAATAATCAGAATCGTGAGCAGGAAGAGAGCTTATCAAAGAAGGGATAGCACCGTCATAATAATCCACATTATAAGAAGATGGATTAGAGTATTCCCACTGCGACCAACGAAAAAAATCCTGATATATTTTCTGATAAGCCAAGAGAGGAAAAAGATTTACATAATTATTCTGAATATATCGCTGAGTATACTTCTTTGAATTATCACTAACCTTTAAAGAAGTAGACCACCAACGATTACCAGAAGAAGGATCGACAGAAATAATATTCCCGTAGCCAAGATAAGATAACAACTTATAGGACAAATCAGAACGATAAAAACCAAACATATTTGTTAACGAATTGGTATAGCCAGGATTCGTACTTGTTCCATTCATACGAGTAAGAACAGAATTGAACAAATTGAGAGGAAATGAGGGCAAATAAGAGCCAAGACTTAAGTTTTGAGAAAAAGACGAAGCTTGAATCTGATTAACATCCTGCATACGAGTCAACACGGAAGGAGCAGACTTCCAGAGAAGGCGCAACGGCACAGCATAGAAATCAAAGTATTCACGCAACCGGGTATAAGCAGAAGATTCAACGGGCTGAGTACGGGTAAAATACTCGACATTGAACCTATACTTATCTCCGGGCATGGAAATATCCCAATAGATGGGAAGAAGCTCACCAACCTTTGCAGTAAATGCATTTTTACGTCCAATGTCAAATCCAGAACGGTGAGGGTGGTTCTGGAGATTGGACATTCCAGTGTAAGAAGCCATAAAAAAAACATTTTAAAATTAAAAATTATTAGTCCTGATAAGAGTAAATACCAAACAAATCATTAGCCTTCTTATGTTTGACCTTATCCCGACATTTCATCAATGAAGCGGTAACCAAACGACGAACAAGAGGCAATTCATGGTAAGGTTTTTCCTTGTCACGAACAGTTCTATTATAACGGAAGGAATAGTTACGAATCTCAAAATCGACCAAATCTTTATCATTGGAATCCTCCAAAGTCTGATAAAAGTCTACAAGACGGTTATAATCATAACGTTTCCAAAAACCAAATATCTTTTCAGAAATTATTCGTAAGAATCTTTCTCGACAGAAGAGGTCTCCTCCAGGAGTGCCGCTGGACCAAAAGAGTTCTGAGCATCCATCTGGAGAATATATTCGAATAAATTTCGAAATTCCGAGGAAAAAGCGGTATACGCGGGAGAGACGATGAGTAATTTCCAAATCAACACCATCGTACAAACGACATTCAGTAAGAATGAGAATATCACTATGCGGTAGATTCGCCTTAGGAGAAAGGAAATTCCTACATTCATTTGACTTTCCATAATTATCTACATAATTTAAATAACACTTACAAAAAGACAAAATACTTTGTTTGGAACGTTCACCAAACGGATCACATCCTATATCAGCACATCCGCTACGAATGACTCGTTCGGGCGCTGTGAACGCAGCAGAAAGTAATTGGTAAATACTCGATGGAGATTTACGAATAGGGTCCGAAAATCGGGGGAATAGTCGAAGGAGATACGGCCAAGAAGGTTTAATTGTGCGAAAATATCCATTGCGCTCAACGCGGACGCCATTAAGACACTTATCGGCAACATTGTCAATTTCGGCAATTCGTACCTTTCGAGGAAAGAGATTTGATTCTGTAAATCCAATGGAATGGAAGGATTTAGGGCGCACCACTTTTGGCATCTGAGTATAAAAGTCGGGTAAAGCGACAAAGCTATTAAGATACGACGCAACATACGGTGCTGCGAATCCTCTCGACAATGACGCATCACAACGACCGTAAGACCAAGCTTTAGATACATTTTCAAGAACAGTTTCCGAGAATCGTTCGGAATTGGAAAACAATAACAAATGCCAATGCGGGCGGAAACTGGTAGGGCCGTATTCTGATACAGCGTAGTAACGTAATTTTGCATCTGGGTAGTAACTTCTTAAACGTTTCAAAAATAAATCGAGGTCACGATTACAAATATAAGGAATTCTATTAGGAACATTATGGTTAATCTTACAAAGAATAGACAATAAATCCTTAGATTTCATAGGATAAGTAAATCTAACCTCAGGGTCTTTAAAGGTACGTTCTACAGTAGAACTTTTCAATCTAACAGAAGAGGAACGAGGAACGCTACGAAAACCAAACAAATAAGTATTAGGGTCACAAGCGTCCAAGCCATTAATATCGGGAACAACGGAAACATCCGCAATATCGTCCGTACAAGTCTCAACAACCGAAACTTCCAACGTAGGGAGAAACTGAGGAGCATAAGTAAGAGTAACAAAATATACATAACGGAACTGAGCAGAATAAGAAGTAAGCAGGTTAGTCTGAATACCGGAACGACGAAGAATACACGAAGGGCAAGAACCACAAGAAACAACAACGGGTTCATGTGTATACTTGTTGGCAACAGTACGAGGATTCTGACAACGAGTCACTAACTTATTCTGCAATTCTTTAGTAATCATTTTCTATCAGTAAAATTAAGTTCCATTCGACGAGGCTTGCGACAACGTGCAAAAGAAATGTGAACAAAAGTTCGATACTTTATAAGTTGGTCGAATTCAAAACCTGAATCTTTGATTCTCTTAAATAATTCATCCACTGAAATATCAAGAGGTTTCAAATCAACAGCATCACCGGTTAAATGCTGGGAATTAACAGAACCTCCACACGCTTCATTCTCTTTCTTAGTACGAAGAGCAGAAGTAACAGAGAAATGAATATTCCAACGAAGGAGCCATTCAATAAATTTCATTAATGCCGGATTCATGACTTACGACTTAACTTACATAAATATTTTAGAAATAGACGTAAGGAGGCTAATAGCAGCCGCAATAACAGCAGCCCAAATCTTTGATTTAGTTTCACTTTTCATCAGGAATTGCTTTAAAGGTTGAACAATGAGAAATAATAAGTACGCAATCAGGACGAAGATGCGAAGAAACAAATGCAGAAACTTCGTCAACAGGAACAAGAATAGTTTCGTTCTGATTGGGATTCAACTTAGATTGCACAGAGCATAAATAACACTTTTCCATAAACTTGAATTTTAAATTAGACATTGTTTTTAAAGACAGAACAAATGTATAAATAAAAATTCAGAAATACCAAATGCTCATATGAATTATTAACATAAAATAATAATAAGCTATATGGGTGGCAGGCTGGTCTGTGAGTTTGCGTATATAAGACAAGGAGAAACTGAAAGCTATGAGGTAAATAGCTTTCCCTTCGGGCAAACACATGTAGCTTCGCCAATTTACATTTTTATATTTTTAGGGGTATAGCAGCGACGGGAGAGAGAAGCTCACTGGAAAACTGCCTACGCGTTGCAAACGTCAAGCTTTAAGGAAGGCAGTACTATAGCCTGGCGGCTCTGATTCCAGTCCTAACGTCCCGGAATTCAAGGAGGTGTATAACCACGCTACGCGCGGTTGCCGGAAGTTACTCCAAGCAGCAAAAAACCCGACGCGTATCACTACGAGCCGGGTAAACACACAACAAACAAAAGTACTACCAGGGCAGAAAGTTTCCTATAGTATTACCAATAGACGTACCATAATGTACAGCCTTATCGGCATCATAATACTTATATTTCTTACCTTCATTACGAGAACGATACCAATCCTCAATACTACGAGAACGAGCGCGCTCACGATTAAATTTAGCAGCTTCAAGCTCAAATTCAGCATTCGAATGATTAGAAGCATTAGAAGCACGAATTAGAGAATCAGCAGTAGCTTCAGCAACCTTATTACTGATTTTCTGACCTTTAGCACGGGCATAAGTAAGGACTTCTTCAGCAAGAACTTTTTTCGCTTGATTATAGTTCAAATGGCCATGAGACATCTGACTATAATACTCAGAGGCCTTAACATTCAAATCAGCCTGCTGCTGCTGGTCAAGATACTTGTTAAGAACCGTCTTAGCTTCAGCATCAAGCAATTGGGAAGTACCTTGAGCCTGCAAAAGACGTCCGGCAAAAGCCATATTATAAAGTTCCTGCATTTCCTTAGAATAACCAAGCTGAGCACGAGCTAATCCGGTAGCTTTCAAATACTCTCGAGTTTCCTTAGTCATTTTAGACCAATCAACATAAGAAAGAGCCTGCATGGCCCGAGCGTCTGCAAGATTTTTCTGGCCTTGTAAATGAGAAACCTGTGCCTGCTGAACCTGCGACTGAAATACAGAGCCAATAGCTTGCTGAATGCCTGAATAATCCGCCTGAAAAGGCTGCATGACAGCAGAACCGGCAGAAGAAGCAGAGGCACCAGAGCCAACAGATTGGGCAGTACCAGCAGAACCACCATTCATCATAATGTAAGGATTCAAACCAGCTTCTTCGAGACGTTGGCGTTGCGCGGAAGCAGTATTATATGCGTTTTCCTTATTCCACATATTTTCCTGGAAATCGCGCTGCTGCATAGCCATACGCTCGTTGAACTGATTGTTCATCTGATTTATCTTATAGTTCATCTGATTGGTCTCTCGGACATTTTGTCTATTCTGCGCATTCTGCATAGAGGAAGAACCAATACCGAGAAGACCACCAGCGATTGAACCTAAAAGACCCATTATTCAGAGGAAGCAGTATCAGCGGGAGCAGCAGCCGCTTTTTCTGCTTCTTGTTTAGCATTTTCAGCATCAATCAAGGCTTGAGCCTGGGATTCAAGATTTTCAGCATAAGCCGACAACTCTTTAGACCAAGCAATAATCTCAGAAGGAGACTGAACATGACGAGAACGAACCGTTGCCAAAAGGTCATTATCAGACATCTTATCCATAATCTGCTGAATCTGGGACGCAGATTGCCTGCTTTGTCCGAACTTGGAAGCAATGGCAAGACCAGCACGAGAAGCCAAGTCTTTGGTATGAAGAAGCAAACGGACATCAGAGGTGTAACGAACAGGACGAGTTTCGTCAGAATCGTCAATCTCAACACGAAGTTCCTCAGTAGAATCAAACTCGGGAGCAACTGCAAAAGCATCCGGGTTAACATCGGGAACAAGTACAGAACCTTGTTCCGAACTATTCAAAGAATTAAATTTTCCAATCATAATCAAAACAAAATTTAGTAAGGTACACCATCACGAGACAAATTACGGGCAACATAACAACCGATATAGGAATTAACCAACAATTGGTCAGTATCCCAAGTAGAATCGGCATTAACGCCAAAAATAGGATTAAGAACAGAAGGGTTAACCTTAAAGAACTTATAATTCAAAACAACCCTATTACCTTGATTAACATCACCTTCAGCGTATCCAAAGCCAAACCATCCGGAAAGAAGAGATTCAGTAACCGGAGAAACCCAAGACTTAAGGGTAGTAGTAAACGCACCGTTGATAACATCAAGCTTAGTTTTCCAATTGAAATAACGAGGATTATAACCGGCATTAAACAAATTAACAATAGAAGCATGTGGAGAATTGAAAATTTGCGTCATAGGAAGAACTTCCATACCAATATTATCAAACTCCGGAATCGGGAGAGACTCAGCATCAGTAACAAGTAACTGACCATCCTGACCGGTCAAAGAATAATCAAGAAGAGGAACGGCATGATAAATACACATAACGACACAATGCTCGTTAGTAGTATATTCAAAGGTTCCATTACCAGTACCGACACCCTTACCGGCAATAACAGCAGTATCTCCTTCTGAAGCAAGGTTATTATTCACAACCTCACTGATGTCAAGATTCCGAGAAATACCACCAATATAGGTACACAAATTGGAAAGAGCTTGAGGCAAGTTCACACCAAAATGTTTACGAATTTGTTCGCGGTAGTCGCTATCACCAGATTGGCTGATTTCTTTCCAACGTTGAAGAGCTTCAGCCTGACGAAGTGCAAGAACAGTGAACTGAGATTGCAAAGTAGACAAATCAACACGAAGAGTAGAACCAACGGGAACAGTATTAGAAGCAGAAGCCTCTAAAGCGAAGAAAGGAACCGAAGCAGAATTAGTAGAAACTGCAGAAGCAACACCAATTTTACT